GGTCTGGAGAAAGAAGTAAACGCAATCATTGATGAAAGCAATAAGGAGATTTCTCATGTCTAATATTCAGATTTTCAACTACCAGTCCAACGAAGTCCGCACCGTAGAGATGGGCGGCGAACCGTGGTTTGTCCTGAAGGACGTGTGCAACATCCTCGGCATTTCCAAATACCGTGATACTGCGGCACGTTTGGATGCAGATGAAAGGGGGTCGGTTGAGGTGGACACCCTTGGCGGTACTCAGCAAGTTATCGCCGTCAATGAATCCGGCCTTTACCATGTCATCCTTCGCAGCGACAAGCCGGAAGCGGCTCCGTTCCGCAAGTGGGTGACTTCCGAAGTGCTGCCGTCCATCCGCAAGAATGGCGGCTACATCGCCGGGCAGGAGCAGCTTTCTCCGCAGGAGCTGATGGCAAAGGCGCTGATGGTGGCGCAGAAGACGCTGGCCGATCGGGAAGCCCGCATTAGTGAGCTGACCGCACAGAACAGCCAGCTCACCGTGGAAAAGCAGATCATGCAGCCCAAGGCAGAATACTTCGACGAACTGGTTGACCGCAACCTGTTGACCAATTTCCGGGAGACAGCCAAGGAGCTTGGCATCAAGCCCAAAGCCTTTGTGGCGTGGCTGCTGGAAAAGAAATTCCTTTACCGTGACCAGAAAGGCAAGCTGCTGCCTCGTGAGGACAAGAACAACGGCTTGTTTGAGGTCAAGGAAGCCAAGAACGACAAGACCCAGTGGAGCGGCGTGCAGACGCTTATCACTCCCAAAGGCCGTGAGACGTTCCGGCTGCTGTACCTGTAACTGAATCACCAGACCCTGCCCCACACCGGGGCGGGGTTTTGTTATACATGGAGTATAGCATGAACTTTAACTACGACATCAAATTCACCGACAACACCCCGCAGCTGCATGAAGCTTTGGACTCATGGGCGGAGCGGGTGCTGACCATCTGGGGCATGAAGGTGCAGGACTATGCGCAGCTGCTGGTTCCTACCGGCACGGAGGAAAGCACTGGCATACAGGGCTATGTGGGCGGTGCGCTCAAGCAGAGCCTGACCTACGCCCTCGACCTTGCAAAAAAGACCGTGACCATCGGCAGCAATCTGTTTTACAGCGTCTATGTGGAGCTGGGCACAGGCGTATTTGCCGAGAAGGGCAACGGACGAAAAACGCCGTGGGTCTGGAAGGACTTCAACGGCAAATGGCATTTTACCCGGGGCATGAAAGCCCGCCCGTTCCTGCGCCCGGCGGTGGAGAATCACATTGACGAGCTGCGAGAGATCGCGGTGGAAGAAGGGAACAAGGAGGTATAAGCATGGCCAAAAGCGAAACTTGGAACGAACAGCTTCAAGCCGCTATAAAAGCACAAGAAAACGCCGAAAAAATCAAATATTTGTTTTCGGCTGGTGCTCAGGCACGTAAAGCGCTTCAGGAGATGTGTGATAACGCATACGGCGAGGGTAAAGCCAAAATTTCTGTTTTGGTCTATGTTCCGGCCGAAGCGCAGGACTATCCTACAGACACAGACTGTGAATTTTCGCTCTAAAACTGAATACTCAGCGGTTGGCGCAATGCGTCAGCCGCTTTTTTATGCCGTTTTAGCTCAATCTGGGAGAGCACCGGACTTTTAATCCGGGGGCCGTGGGTTCAAGCCCCACAAGCGGCACCACACCGGCAGCACGTCCGGCAACCGCCTACAAAACGTAGGCAATTCACAAATCCGATGGCGAGCACGCCAGCCCGAGCAAGGGCAGAAAGGACTAACACATGGCACTCGAACGCAAGACTCTCCGGGCGATTCTGGAAGATGAAACGACCGACACCAGCGGCAAGCTCAAGAAAATTCTGGACGTGCTGCATGAGGAAACGGACACTTTGCAGAACCAGCTCGATGAGAAGAACGCAGCCCTCGCCAAAGCCGAGAAAGAGCGGGACGAGGCCAACGGCGGCAAGCAGGCCGCTGAAAAGGCGCTGACCGACTACAAGGCCCAGCAGACCAAGAAGGACACCCACGCGGCCAAGGAAGCCAAGTTCCGGGAGCTGCTGAAGTCCGCCGGGGTGCTGGACAAGTACGCAGACCGCGTCGTGCGGCTGTCCGGCGAGGACATTGACAAGCTGGAGCTGGACGAAAAGGGCGAGGTCAAGGATGCCAAGAAGCACACCGACAGCCTGAAAGCTGACTGGGGCGACTTTGTGGCTACGACCACGACCACCGGCGCAAAGGTGGACAACCCGCCCACCAACAACAGCGGAGTCTCCCTTGAGGATTTCCGCAAGATGAGCCTTGACGACCGCATCAAGTTCAAGGCAGAAAACCCCGACCTGTACAGCGAGTACAGGGGTAAATAAGAAAGTGAGGACAATTTATGGCAAGAACTGGCACTTTTGGCGGCTTTGATTTCGACGTTGAGGTTTTCGGCGACTACATGGCCGAGCAGAACACCATCAACACCAACATCATCGCCTCTGGCGTTATCCGTGAGGATTCCTCTATTATGAGCCTCATCGGTGAGAAGGGCAATGTGGCTACAATCCCGTTCTATACCGAGCTGGACGCCAACGCTTCTCCCGCACTGAACAATGATGGCAACACTGACAACGAACCTGCGGAAGTCACAGGCGGCAAACAGACCTGTATGCTCATCCAGCGCATGAAGGCATGGAAAGCACAGGATTTCACCCGTGAGCTGACCGGCGCAAATCCCATGCAGCACATCGCCCAGCAGGTCACCCATTTCTACGAGCAGACGTGGCAGAAGGAGCTGATGGCCGAGGTTGATGCCGTGTTGCAGAATACCGACATGGCCGCCCACGTGTACGATATCACTAAGAACGACGCCGGAAAAGTGGATACCGAGTCTCTGCTGTATGCACAGCAGGCTGCTTTCGGCGATACCGCATCCTCTGGCGGTCTGATCGTACTGCACAGCATGATTCTGGCAAAGTACAAGGCCCTGCAGCTGGTCGATTATGACAAGTACACCTTCAATGACGCTCTGCGCACCGAGGTTACCCTGCCCCGCATCGGCGGCATGACCGTGCTTGTCAACGACGCCGCCACCAAAACCACGGCAAATCCCACCGGATCCGGCTCCGTTACGGCTTATAACACCTATCTGCTGGGCACTGGCTCCTTCATCGGCTGCCGCAAGACCAACTATGAGAACCCCTACTACACCGACTATGACCCCGAGACCAAGGCCGGCATCCAAAAGCTGTACACCAAGGAGGGCCGTGTCATCCACCCCAACGGCTTCAGCTTCAAGGCAGACAATGTGAGCGGCGAGTCTCCCGCAACGACCGATCTGGCCAAGAAAGCAAACTGGGAGCGCAAGTTCAAGACCGAGAATATCAAAATCGGCAAGATGGTCTCTCTGGGCTAAACAGGAGGTGCCTCCATGACCGTCCCTGAGCTGTGCGCCTACACGCACAATTTCTTTGACCGGGCAGACGACCCCATTGCAGGCGAGTTTGCCTTTGAGCCGGACACCGTGCCCGCCGGGGTGGTGCCGGGGCAGTATTTCCTTGTGTGCGGCTCCATCTTCAATGATGGCGTGCACATGGCCGGAGACGGAGACCTCACCGCCGAGACGTTCAACGGGACGGTGCAGCCCATGCGGGTTCCGCCTGCCTTTGTGGTGCTTGCCCAGAAGATCACCGACTACGACGCAAGACTCCCCTCCGGCGGTATGTATGTGTCGCAGTCGTTCAATGGGTGGTCCGGGTCCATGGCGACCGGATCCGACGGACTCCCTGCGGATGGTCTGACCCGGTACCGCAAGGAGATCAACCAATGGAGGAAACTGTAATGGCAGTCAACGACTTTGTCCGGAACACCGTCATGGACGGTTTCAGCCGGAAATTCTGCTTTCTGGAAAAAAAGCTCGTTTCTGATGGGCTGTTCGGCTCCACCACCACATGGGTGCCGGGGCTGGAATTCGAGGGCGTAGAACGCCACGACACCACCATTGAGGCACAGCAGGCCGAGCAGCAGGGCACCGCTTCCACCTATTCGATCTACGTTGACAAGGGCGTTCAACTCGCCCCCTTCGACCGCATCAAGCGGTTGGAGGACGCGCAGGTATTCGAGGTCACATCTGCCAGCGCAGACAAGCTGTCTCCGGCGGAAAGCGGGATGAACCTTGCAGTTGTCCAGTGCAAAAAGGTGGTGTTGACCTGATGGGCACAGCAGAAGCCATTACAACGGCGCTGAACAGCTTTTTTTTGCTGTTTGATATTCCTGTGTACCCGGAGGATTTTGTGCCGCAGGGCGCTTCCTTGCCCTATATCACAGTGCTGCCGGTCATTCCCAAAGGATTTGACGAGAGCAGCACCTTCCACGCGCGGCTTTGGTATCCGGTGGACGGCGGAAAGCTGTCCATCATCCGCAAAACAGATGAGATCCGCGCTGCCCTTGGCGATGGGCTTACCATCGAGTGCGAGGGCGGCGCGATCCTTTTATGCGCAGGCAACCCGTGGGCGCAGTCTATGGACAACCCACCGGAAAAATACCTGTGCACATACCTTACTTTTGACGTCACATCCTTTGTGGTGTGAGAAAGGATAACGCATGAACAAAATGTATCACGCCATTTCGGCAGATGCTTTCAAAAAACTTCAGTTTCAGGCGGGTGCGCTGCTCAAAAAGTTTGACCCGGCGGGTACAACCCCCATTGCTGCAGAAGATCTTATCTGCCTGACCTCCGGCGGCATCACCATTTCCTGCAAGCCCAACACCATTGATCTGGGTGAGGATCTGGACGAAGTGCCCGAGAACACCTACCAGCTCAAGCACATCACCAGCTGGGATTGCGGTATGTCCACCACCTGCATGACCGTGAGCGCCGACACCATCAAGCTGGAGCTGGGCGCTGCGGACGTTGAAACCAACAAGATCACCGTGCGCGAAGACTACAAGGACGAGGACTTCCAGGACATCTGGTGGCATGGCAACCTGATCGGCGGCGGTTATGCCGCGGTTAAGCTGATGAAGGCTGTGAGCGATGGCGGCATCGAGCTGAAAACCACCAAGGACGGAAAGGGCAACATCAGCCTGAGCTTGAAGGGTCACTACGACATGACCGACACCAGCAAGGTGCCTATGGAGTTCTACGTCAAGGAGGCAGAATAAATGATCCTTACCATCAATCTTGACCCCGTGGAAGCGCTGCCCAAGCTGTATGATGCGGTGGACGGCATCACGCGCATGGTTATGGACGCAAAGGACAACGTGAACAACCCGGAGACCAAGGCAGCCCGGGAGACCATTGTTACAAACGCCCTGAAGATGCTGGGTGCAGAGCCGCAGAACAGTGAAGGCAGCAAGAAAAAGCTGACCCCCAGAGAGTTTGCGCTTGCTGCGCTGGACTTTGTCAAGCCTCTGATGAAACTTGACCCTGAGCGCACCGTGAACGCCCTGCACCAGCTGTACACGCTGGAAGAGGGCGAAAAAGACACCCTGCCCAAGGCGTTTACTGCACTTACCAAGTCCGTGATGCAGAAAGACGTGCAGGATTTTTTGTCCTCTCTGGCAGACTTGAACGGCCTGAGTTTTGGCACTACGTCTGCCGAGCCGACCTCCAGCATCTCCGCGCCTACGGCTTAAAGTATTTCGTCTGGTTCGTAATCAGCGAGATGCGGGAACAGCAGCGCACAAGAGCATACCAGCTGTACACGGCGGATATGCTCTATCTTTGTGCTGTATCTCTTGGTCAGCCGGTGGAGAAGCCCTTCAGCGAGATCATGGCAGAGTACGACAAGCCGCTATCTGAGCGCAGGCACGAGACTACGCTGGAAGAAGCGCAGGCGTGCTGGGAAAAGACCCTTGCAGACAGCAGAAAAGCAGCAGGGCAGAACGGAGGTGGTGATGCATGAATATCTTTAATTTGATGGCTACTTTGGGGCTTGATACCTCCGAGTATGAGCAGAACCTCGAAACTGCCAAAAAAGAGACGCAAAGCGCAGCAAATTCTTTGAGCCGCAGCGCAAACACCGCCGGGGGCGGCGTTGCAAGTATGGCAAACCAATTTGCAACAGCCAGCGCAAAAGCCAATATCCTTGCAAATATGCTTACCTCTCTCGGAACAAAGGCGGTAAGTTTTGCAAAAAACTTTGTGGAGATGGGCATTTCTTATAATGCTCAAATAGAAAAGTACACCACCGGCCTTACCAATATGCTGGGCAGCGCGGAAGCGGCGCAGCAGGCCATGGAGAACATTCAGGAGGATGCGGCAAAAACGCCCTTCAACGTGGATTCTCTCGTGTCCGCAAACCAGTATCTGATCTCCGCAGGCGAGAACGCCGGATATGCCCGCAAAACCATCATGGCATTGGGTGATGCTGTTGCTGCCACAGGCGGCGGAAGCGACGAGCTGAACCGCATGGCGCAGAACCTACAGCAGATCGCCAACACCGGCAAGGCAACTGCGGTTGACATCAAGCAGTTTGCCTATGCCGGCATCAACGTATATGGCATTCTGGCGGATTACACAGGCAAGTCCACCGAAGAAGTGCAGAAAATGACCATCAGTTACGACCTTCTGACTCAGGCTTTACAGGCAGCTTCCGAAGAGGGTGGGCGTTACTACAATAGCATGGACACCCAGAGCCAGACCATGAATGGGCGTGTATCCACCCTAAAGGATAACGTCAGTCAGCTGGCTGGCCTTATGACCGGCGACCTTACAAGCGCACTCGGCGGCGTTATTACCAAACTGAATGAAATGGTTTTGGCTGCCCAAGACGCATACAAGCTTGACGGATGGAGCGGGCTTATCGGAGAAATAACGGGACTTTCCAACGTTATTGATAAGGCAAAATCCTCTGCTGTTGGATTGAAAGCTGTTTTTGACGCTTTAAAAAGTGGAGAAATCGGCATATTTCACGGTGACTGGGATGCTGTTTATCAAAAAGCATTCAATTCAGACCAAGAGAGCAAGAAAATCCAAAAAGAAAGCAGAAAAAACTGGGACAAAAACCATAATGGAATGGTCTGGGACGAAAATGACGGCTGGGTTCCAGCTAAAACCAGCGGAGAAACCGGCAGCTCCATCGTAACAAGCCCTACTGGCACAACCAAGAAAAAATCCACAGGTAAAAAATCCACAACCGAAACGGTCATTGCGTCGGTGTCCAACACCGTGACCACCAGCGCCATGAACGCGCTGGGTGCAGTGACCACCAGCGTGGAGACCCTGCAGGAAAAAGTCAAAGATTCTGCTGGTAAAATCAAAGATCGCGTAACTACGACCACCACCGAGACCGGCAAGGAAATGGTCAACGGTGTGGCTACCACCTACAAAAAGGTAAACACCGTTGTGGACGGCGTCGTTACCAAGACCACCAAGGTCTATGATGACATGTCCAAGACCCTGACCGGCACCCTGACCAAGGTTGCAGAAACGACCTTTGACGGCATCACAACAAAAATCCAAGAAGCTACAGAAAAGTACGCCGACGGCAGCGAGCACGTCACAAAGACTGTGACCGAAACCGGCGAACGTATTGTAAATGGTGCGGCTGAGACCTACGAGAAGGTCGTAACTTATGTGGACGGCATACAGGACAAGGTCACCGAAACGGCTACCGCCATTGACAACAGCGTCAAGGGCATCCAGAGCCGCATTGACCAGTACCTCAGCGACGCTTCCGGAGAATCCGACAAGGGCATCTTCGGGCTGCTGAAAAGCACCATAAGTGACGCCAAAAACGAGGACTGGTCAAGCCTTGCGCTCGACGTTACAAAGTTGATCTGGGGCGAGGTGTCGCAGGGCCAGCGCGAAACGATTTCCAAGTGGTTTGACAACGCCCTTGCCGCCGTGAACGAATCTTACTATGGCGGTGGTCTGAAAAGTGCATTTACCGCCGTGGAAAGCCTGTTTAAAGGCGGCATTGTGCCGGGCGTAAACAACGCCACGACGGCAGTTGATTCCTTCTCTAAGGTCGTGAGCGGGCTTGCGAGCTCTGGCGGCGTTGGCGGCGCACTTGGCAGCGTTGTGCAGGGTTTTTCTGGTATGGCTGGCGGCATCACGTCTGCGCTTGGCACTGTGGTGTCGTTCATCTCTGCAAACCCAGTCCTTGGCGTCATTCTCGGCGTTGGCGCTGTGGGTGCTGTAGCTGGCGGCATCGGGCTTGCGCTGTGGGCCAAAAACAAAAAGAGCAAAGACCCGGTCAATAATTACAAGAGCCCGTTTGACGATGTGGGCGTGTACGACAGCCTGAGCGAGTTTTCTACGCGGTCTGCGATGCAGTACCGAGTGATCGGACAGAGCAGCCACGCAGACAAGCAGACCAGCATTCTGGAGCGCATCGAGGAGCTTCTGGACGAGCATCTGCCTGCCATTGGCACCGGTCAGGTGGTCATGGATTCCGGTGAGCTGGTGGGTGTTATTTCGCCCAGGATGGCACAAAATGTTGACGCGCGCATCGGTGTGACCGTGACCCGGAAAGCGAGGGGCGTATAATGGCAAAATTGCAAGGCGCAAAAATCGGCGATTATCATACCCTCACGGACTGGGGTCTGTACCTCAAAGTGGGCAGCCCGAAGATCAGCAGCGCGGAGGTGGACGAGTACCTGGTACAGGTGCCAGGGTCTGATACCCTGCTCAACCTGACCAGTTCTTTGGACGGCAGGCCACACTACAAAAAGCGCACCATTACCATGGAGCTGCTGTGCAGGGCGCCCAAAAAAACCTGGCCGACCCTTTACAGCCGGATCGCAAACGCCATCCACGGAAAATGGCTTCAGTGTAAATTCGACAATGACCCCAGTTTTTACTGGGAGGGCCTGTGGGAGGTGTCCATCAGCAAGGACGCATTATACTGTGTGTTTACGATTACAGGCACTTGCGACCCCTTCAAGCGCAGTGTATACGACGGCTCTGATGACTGGCTGTGGGATGACCTTGTATTTGATACGGCGATTATCCGTAATTATACGGACATCCAGCTCAAAGCCAACAAGGACATCGCCGTAACCGTCACCGGTGCACCAAGAGCGGCCGGCATCTACTTCAAGCGCAGCGAGGACGCTGCCGACATTGCGGTGTCTCTCAATGGCCTTGAGGTTGGCATCCTTGCAAAGTCTACAGAGTGGCAGTACATTGAGGGCTTGCATATGCCGGATGGCGTTGTAGGTACTCTCATCTTTGCGGCGTCTGCGGATTGCAGCATCAGCATCCGATATCTGGGGGGCAGCTTATGAGCTATAAAGTTTATGCGGGCGTCCAGACCGGCGTTGACGTGTGGAAGACAAAGACCTGCATTTACGACCCAACGGACTACACGGACACAAAAAAGCTCATCAGTCCAACTTTGACGCGGGAGGTGAGCAAGGCCGGCAGCTTGGAATTCACCCTGCCGCTTGGCAATGTGGCCCACTCAGCTTTGCAAAAAATGCGCACGACCGTGTCCGTAGAACAGGACGGTGTGCGCATCTGGGAGGGCAGGCCCATGAGCCATGAGCAGGATTTTATGCTGCGTCAAAAAGTCTTTTGCGAGGGAGAGCTGGCCTACCTCAACGACAGCTCTGTTGCGCCATATACAGCCAAAGACGTGACGATCAAACAATTTCTTGCGTTTCTGCTGGAAAACCATACCGGCATGGTGGACGCATACAAGGCGTTTACCTGTGGAAATGTTGGCTTTCCGAGCACCAGTGTGGTGGTGCCAGAGCTGCATAACTGCGTGATGAAACTGGAATACATGGCGGGTACTCCGGATAGTGACGGCGATTACAGGTATGAATATGGACTTTATACCTCGTCCGGCGTACAGCTTGTAAGCCAATATGAAGCCGGCTACTCGGATGATGACACGGCCCCGGATCCATCCGCGTACAGCTGGACGCTGAATGAAAAGCATGCAGATTCTTCCATAAACGGGTATATCTGGCGCACAGGAAACGGCCTGTTTTCCGTGAGCGTAAATGTGGCCCTGCCCTTGGACGGAGATGACCAGACGCACGAAGCTACGCAAAGAACGGTTACGCCGGATATCACATGCGCCACGCACTCGAAATCCCTTCCGCCTGAGACGGAATACGATCTCAAAGACACGGTCTCAAAAAAATGGAAAATTGAAAAGCAGGGAGACGGCTATGCCGTCTTGTTCAACGGTGCAGCCCTGCCGGATTCTTCCGTGGTCCGTTACGATTCTGCGCCACGGTACACCTTTGGCGATGGACGAAATTTTGGCGTTACATGGGATGTCATCCAAAATGAGCTTGTGGATGTATACGGCGGTTATCTGATCGTCCGGCACGAAAACGGGGCCCGGTATCTGGACTACGTCCGGGAAGTGCAGGAGAAAAACGGGCAGCCCATCGCATTCGGCACAAACCTGCTCGACCTGAGCAGCTACGTCAAAGCAGAGGATATTGTCACCCGCGTCATTGCCGTCGGAAAAAAGAAATCCGGCTGGTTTTTGTGGGAGAAAACCAACACCATCACGGCAACCGCTAACGACGCCACCGCGCAAAAGCTGTTTGGCATCATCGCGCGGGTCATTGTGCAGGACGGAACCGAAAACACAACGCAGTCGCTTCTGGATGCCGCAAACGCGGAGCTGTCCAAAAACTTGCGTTACCTTGACGGAATCACGGTAAAGGCTGTGGACCTCAAGGATGCCGGCGTGGATATCGCCCGCCTTGGCTTTGGCAAGATGACACACATCTACTCCAACCCGCACGGGGTGAACACCTGGCTTTTGTGCTCTAAGCTTGTGGAGCCTTTGGACGCGCCGGACAAAAAAGAATTCACGCTGGGCATTGATTTCTCCAGCGTCAGCGACTTGCAGGCCCTGAGCGCACGAAAAGCCAGTGACGCCTATGACCTGAGCCGCTCGCTGAAGGGCTATGCATCCGCAAAGGGGTGATAAATTGGATAAGACATTTGACGAAGCAATTTCCGAAGTCCGCAATGCAGAACGCGGCGTGGAAGTACGGGAAGCCCTTGCACAGGGCTTTGAGTATGTGAAGCAGTATGGCGAAGCTGTTATCGCGCGGCAGGAAGAAGCTGTTCAGAGTGCGGAAACAGCCACAAACGCGGCGGCAACTGCCACAGCACAGGCCGCAGCAGCAGCCAAGACAGTCAAAGACGCCACTGCAAGCGCCATAAGCGCAGCGCAAGAGCAGGCAGGTATTTCGACATCGAAAGCCGAGGAATCTGCTTCCAGTGCCGAAGAAGCAGCGGCCAGTGAAACTGCTGCCGCGTCTAGTGCATCTGCCGCAAAGGTCAGCGAGGAAGCAGCTGCAAAGAGTGCCGCCGACGCAAAGGTTATCGTGTCCACTGACACGACCCTGACCGTATCGGGCGCACCGGCTGATGCAAAGGCGACCGGCGACGCCCTGGCTCATAGGTATACCAAGGACCAGGCCGATGCCAAATTCGGCACGCCGTACACCCTGCCGCCTGCTACGGCGGACCAGCTGGGCGGCGTGAAGGTGGGCGACTATCTGGACATCGCTGCGGACGGCACCCTCAGCGGCAAGACGCTGTATGACACCATCGCGGCCAGTGTGGCGGTAAAGTCGGAGGCGCGACTGGTGTGGAGCGGAAAAACAACGATTGGGATGAGAAAAACTGAGACAATTAACGTTCAGGACGGTGTAGATTACGTTAACCTCCGCATAAACGAAACTGATTTTAATCTTACCCCTGGTATGACATATGAAACTGGCAGTTTTGGCGCGGGAAGTCTCAAGGTCACAGTATTATTTTCGGCCGACAAAAAACGTCTTGAATGTACCCTTACCAATACGCTGAATACTGTATCGGTTGTATTCACCGGCTACCACTACCCCACCTTGGCAGAGCTGCTGACCGAGACGCAGGCCGCGCAGGCGGACACGGACGCCCTGGCGGTAGATCAGGAGTACCGCGTCGCCCTGCTGGAGCTGGGACTGACCGACGACACCACCACTGATACAAGAACCACATAAGGAGGTAAAAACTATGTTGTATCGTACCTGTAAACGCCTGATCGAGCGCGGACAGACCACTGGCCTTGCGGACAAATTGGACGTGTTCTACGCCATTGGCCGCATCACCGAGGCCGAGTACAAGGAGCTGATCGAGCTGCTGGAGGACAAGACCGGCAATAAGAACAAGGAGGCTTAAATGAGTAAAACAATCATGGACGTTTCCCGCTGGCAGGGCAACATCGACTGGGACAAGGTCAAGGCCAGCGGAAAAATTGACGGCGTGATGCTGCGGGCCATGGGCAACAGTGCAGACGGCAAGGCAAGCAAGCCGTATCTGGACCCTACCTTTGCCCGCAACTACACGGAGTGCACTCGGTTGGACATCCCGGTGGGCGTGTATGGCTACTTTAAGGCCGTCAACCGGGCAGAAGCTGACAAGGAGCTGGCCCTGCTGAAAAGCGCCCTGATCGGCAAGACGCTGCGCCTGCCGGTGGCTGTGGACGTCGAGGACGCGCTGCCCGCGAAGCTTAGCAAAGAGGTGCTGACCGACCTGACTGCTTACGAGCTGAAAACGGTGCAGGACTGGGGATTTTACTCTATCTTGTACACCTACCTGAGCTATGCAGACAAGCACCTTTACATGACCGGCGCGGCGCTCAAGCCCTATGATGTGTGGCTGGCGGCCTACCGTAGCCAGAAGCCCGCCACGGTATACCCCTATGGGATGTGGCAGCATACCAGCTCCGGCAGCGTGCCGGGCGTTGCCGGCAATGTTGACCTGTCCATTGCCTACAAGGACTATGCCAGCATCATCTGCAAGAATGGCCTGACCCGTCTCCGGGAGGGTGCATGACCAAAGAGCAGGCAATCTTGTGGGTGGTTAGCATCCTTGGCAGCGTGTGCGCTGGCGCTATCACGGTGGACAAGGTGCTGGAAATCATCCACAAGTACATCAAAAAGGCCGGAGCGCCGGACGAGGCGCAAAACAAGCGCCTTGACGAGATGGACAAGCGCTTGAAAACGTTAGAAACGGGCTATGCGCAACATTCTTTGGCGCTTGGGCGCGATTTGTCCCGCTTCGGGGAAATCGACGAAGTAAACCGCCTGACGCTTGAAGCCGTTCGTGCCCTGCTGGAAGCACAGCTGACCGGAAACAACGTGCCCGCTATGCAGGCCAGCAAGGAAAAAATCGATAATTACCTCATGGAAGGAGTAACGAAACATGGAAGCAATGCTTAATTTCATCCCCGCACCCGTCGCAATCGTTCTCATCATCGTCGGCTTTGTGGCTCTGGCTGTCGGCGCTATCCGCATGGGCTATAAGCAGCTGGTCAAAGATCTGGCCTATGACCTCGTGTGCAAGGCCGAGGACAGCATCATGGGCAGCGGTCAGGGCGCGAAGAAAAAGAAGCAGGTCTTTGACGCGCTGCGTGCGGCCTGCCCTGCATGGCTGAAGCCTATCATCACGGATGAAGTGCTTGATGCGGTGATTGAAAAGGCCGTGAGCCTGATGAAGAAGGCACTGGCAGAAAAGAAGCCTACCATCAACCAGTAAAGGAGTACTATATGCCTGTACCTATGTGCGGCATTATCGCCGCTTCTGCAAACGCTATGAATCAAGCCCGCAAGCGTGAAAAGATGTGCAACCTGAAAGGCGACAACAAGGAGTATTGCGAATACTGTCTTCGCGGCAAAGCTGGTGAGTGCATCGAAAAGCAGGCGGATAAGGAGTAAAGCATGATTGAGCAAAGCGTATCTCTCGCATCCAATGGCGTCGTCAAAGTGCCGGGCTATGAGCAGCTGGTGCGCTTTGGCTACACCAAGAACCGGGGCGTGTACCGCCTTGCCGTCAGTGTCACCGGCGAGTGGGAAGGCCTGACTATCCGGGCTTTCTGGCACCTGCCGGGCGGCTCTGACCCGGCATCCTCGCTTGTGGTGGACGGTCTGGTGGGCGTGCCCGCCAGCGTTACCGCACAGCCCGGCAACGGCTGCATTACCTTTGAGGGCAGCGACGGCACAAAGACCGTGACCAGCGCCGACCTGCGATATCGCGTCAGCGCCAACAGCGGCACAGAGGACGGCACAGAGCCGGAGCCGGACTCGCCCGCGTGGCAGCAGCTGGTGGATGCCGTGCACAAAGATGCCACCGCCGCAGAGCAGGCCAAGACCGACGCGCAGACTGCAGCGCAGCAGGCAGGAGCAGCCGCACAAAAAGCCGCTGCCAGCGAGAAAGCTGCCGGTGACGCACAGAAAAAGGCCGCTGACAGCTTACAGGAACTGAAAGACGGCATTGCCGCTGGTAACTTCAAAGGCGAGAAAGGCGACCCCGGCCCGGCAGGTGCAGACGGCAAAGATGGCATACAAATTGATGATACCGCCGTGGGGCCCGACGCCTGGAGCAGCAAGCACATCGTGGACATGCTCTGCCCGCCACTGGAAGAGACCGGCAACCCGTTGCAGTGCTACCCCGTGGCAAATTATCCGCTGGGCGTGACTGCCAGCTGGGAGCCCACGCAGGAAGGGAGCGCCGAACCTAGCCCGGACAATGTCCGGCCGATTAAGGGCAGGGACAGTGTGACAGTGACAAGATGCGGGGAAACCCTGTGGAGCCTCGATAAAATCACCTTGCAGACGTACAATTCAAATATCACAACAAAAATCGACATGGACGCTGTGAATCTTCTGCCCAGAAACGTGCAGCTATATTTTTCTGGAGAGTGCTCAACCGGAACCTTGAGAGAGGTTCGTTTTTATGATGGCACTGGCGCGGAAATTGGAACGCTTCGTGCAAACGGTGGCAGCAGCACGGTTCTTAAAGCTGGAAACATAGCGACGGTGCGATTGTACGCAGGACTGGACGAAAACAGAGAGAGAACTTGCACCAATCTGCAAATCACGCTTGGCACCACTGCCCCTACCACCTACGCCCCCTACACCGGCCAAACTGCCACCATCACTCTGCCCCGCACCATCTACGGCGGTACGGTGGATGCAGTGACGGGAGAGGGGCAGGAGACGCGGGCGCTACTTACGCTGACGGGAACGGAGAGGATATACAAGCGAGATAAGTATAATTTGTTTGAAATCAACTTAGCCCTGCCAGTATCCGTGCCTACTAGCACGGTAGTGGCAAGCCATTGGAGCGGCACAAAAACAGCAAACACTAACGCCCTATACGCTGAAAACAGAAACATTAACGTTGGCTTAAACACATGCGGATTTGATACCGTTGACGACTTAAAATCCTACCTCGCCGCCCAGTACGCCGCCAAAACCCCGGTGCAAATCGCCTACAAGCTAGCTACGCCTGTCCCCTTCACTGCCACAGGAGCGCAGCCTATCCCCGCCCTCCCCGGCGTGAACACAGTCTTGACCGACGCAGACAGTGTGACGGTGACCGGCAGAGCAGACCCCATCAAGCGCATCACTGACCTTGAGGATGCTGTGGCATCAATGACCAACACATAAGGAGGACTGACTATGGCAATCAAATCCAAATCCCGCCATGACTTGACCCTGCGCTCCATCAAGCGGGAAATTGCAGCAGGACGCGATGTTGCGTTCTGGCTGGATAAAGCATATGTGCACTACGACAACGGACTGCTGACCGCAGATGACATCGCAGAGGTGGAGCAGCTGGCACAGGCGTACTATGACGCACTGGACGCAGAGGACAAGGCGGACGCTGAGGACAAGGCGAACGCTGAGGAAATCACACTGTAAGGAGGATATCATGGCAAGCACTACATACGAGCATTTTGTTGACACCAACAAAATGTACGCTGCACAAGAGCAATTTCGGCACGTCACGAAAATGGTGACAAAATGTCACCGGTTTGCCGCGCTTGTCAATATGGTGCGCAACGCCGGACAGCTGCCGCAGCCCTTCTGGCTCGGTGCTGCCTGTGGCGGCGGCTCGTGTAGTGCTGCCTCCTGCGCTGCAAGGGCTTGACCGACAGCAGATGACCGCCGCCATCAAAAGCGCACCGCTTGGGAGGGTAGACCGTAAAATAGCCTTACTGCGGTACGTTGAGCGGCTCCCGCTGCCGGACATTGCAGCACAGACACACTACAGCCGGACGGCGGTAGGCTACCGGCTAAAAAGCATTGACAAAATGTTGAATGTGTAATATACTATATGTATGCGACACCGTACTGGTGTACACCCAGTGACGGTATAGTGTACAGAGAGCTAGCGGAAGAACGTTTACCCACTGGCTTTTCTTTTTGCACGGATTGTGGTATAGTAATCTCAACAAATCCACCCGGCCTCTCGAAGAAGCGCATTAGGGCGGATATTTGCCAGCTAGCCCAGTGCTTTATCTGGGAATGAAAAAAGCGGTTGCCAGATAGGCGCCGACCAGTCTCCCGCCCGCCTACTTATAGTGCGTACCATGCGGGAGACGCGAAAAACCCCCGGTGTTCCGTTTGGAGCATCGGGGGATTTTTTTACTTTTTCTTCAATTCCTCAAGCCTGCTGGAAAGCTCTTCTTCCCAGCCTTCGTGCTCTTTGAGGTATGGGTCATAGATCAGCTCTTCGGCCTCTTTGCGGGCCGCAACGGCTTCTTCGATCGTGTCATAGCTGCCGAGATGATATTGCTTGCGTTGGAAATTGATATATGCACGCCATCGACCGTGGCAGTCTTTACACACGCCATTTGCGCCAGAAGTGGAATTTTTATTGATATGGCCTCCGACCCTTGTGCGAATCGACATAAGGGAAGAGCCACCCGTGTAAGCTGTGCTGTGAATTGCCCCGGTTTTCTCTCCAATGTCCCTGTTGCAATCTGCGCAATGCTGGATCAGAGAAAGCCTTGTAAGCTTTACGGTGGTTTCCCTCCCACATTTCGGGCAAATAGCGCGGCACAGAAAATGACCTGACCTCTTTTCGGGCAAAACCTCTAACACCTGCCATCCGTTGATAACGTGTCCCTCTTTTTCCTTTGCCTTTTTCAGTCTTGCGGTTGTCAGGCCTGGCTTTTGCCCTCGATTCGCGCAAGACAGACAGCTGCGGCTTTTTCCAAGACGGAGGGAGCTGTCATACACGTCTTTTACCACTCCGCACTCACACTGGCATGTGTAGTAGTGCGGCTTTTCAGACGGCGCAAGTACCGTCCACTTTCCAAAATGCTTTCCAGTCAAATCTGCCATAACATTCTCCTCAGATCAGGCCGTAGTGCTCGGCCAGCAGGAAGCGGACGTATTCCGGGCAGTCGCGCTCGCCCAAACACCACCCCTGCACCGTGCGGCGCGGGATGCCCGCACCCTTTGCAAAGGCGGTCTGGCTGATGCCGGATGCCACCACCATCTCCCGCACGCTCATGCGTGCTGCTGCCCAGATACGGCCCAGACGGTCTTTCTCGGCGTCCAGATCGGCGCAGCCATCGGAATCGTCCGGGATGCTGAGGGTGACGTTACCGAGAAAAACTTCTTTCGGCTGCTTGGCAGCCATGTCAAAAAGTTCTGCTTTGCTATACATGGTTGACTTCCTTTCTTTCGCATGATAATATGTTCGTGTACCTCCATGGTACGTCTTTCACAAAAGCCCCGTCAGGTGTTCGCTGCACTTGACGGGGCTTTTTTATTTAGTAGATCTCAACGCCCAGTTTTTCGGCGGCGGCTTCAACGACTTCTTCAAACGAGGGGCCGCGATTCGGGTCGTTCCAGTCGTAATCGCCAGCGGATGCAGCTTCCCACTCTTCTTCCATGTCAGCTGCCTTGCACAGCTCGGTGCACAGCTCGTAATCCCAGACATCGGACTTGCGGATGTCAGCGGCGATTTCAATAGCGTTTCTCATAATTTTGTACCTCCATGTTGTTGTGTGTTGGTGTCTTTCACTGTCTTTATTATACGCTCATTGAGCGCAAAAGTCAAGCCTATTTGTAAAATTTTGTGCTCAATGAGCACTTTTTTTCTTTTGTCAAAATAGAGCATTTTTGTCCTTCGTTGGTCGCTCGTTGTCTCTCCCGCCGGGCGACTCTGCTACACTGGGCGCAAAGGAGGCAAGCGCCAATGTGGATCAAGTTCAGCCCCAACCCCCACGGGGGCAGCGTCGGAGACTGTGCTGTGCGTGCTGTAGCGGCTGCCACAGGGCAGAGCTGGGAGCAAGCCTACATTGGATTGGCGCTGACCGGCTTTGCTCTCGGCGATATGCCCAGCGCCAACCGCACATGGGGCGCATACCTCCAAAAGCAAGGCTTCCGGCGCAGGATGGTAGAGGCGGACTGCACCACCTGTTACACGGTGGCAGATTTTGCCCGGGAGTACCCGAACGGCGTGTATGTACTGGGCTGCTCCGGCCACGTTCTGGCCGTGGTCAACGGCGACTGGCTGGACAGCTGGGACAGTGGCGCAGAATGCCCGATTTACTACTGGTATAAGGAGGAGTAAACGATGCCTTACAATCCGTATGCGTATCAGATGCCGACATACTACGGCCAGCCAATGCCGGACAACCTCACTCAACTCAGGCAGGGAGTGGGCTATCAGTCTCCCATGATGCAGCAGCCGACAGCCCAGACAGCACAGGCTACGCCCTCCATCATCTGGGTGCAGGGCGAGGAGGGCGCAAAAGCATACATGGTTGCCGCAGGAAACAGCGTGCTCCTGATGGACAGCGAAAACAGCGCGTTTTACATCAAAAGCACCGATGCAAGCGGTATGCCGCTTCCCCTCCGGGTGTTTGACTACAAGGAACGCACCACAGCCGCAAAAACGCCGCCACAAACGGCGCAGCAGTCTGGCGTGGAGTTTGTCACCCGGGCAGAGTTTAACGCGCTGGCAGCCCGCTGTGCGGCGCTGGAAAAGCAAGAGCCCACAAAGCCTGAAACGGAGGCCAAGTAATTATGTCAAACCCTCTTTTTAACGTTCTGAGCGGCGGTATGCCCGCCATGTCCGGCCCTATGGGTCAGTTTGGTCAGCTGATGCAGCAGTTCCAGCAGTTCCGTGCAAACTTTCAAGGCGACCCAAAAGCAGAAGTGCAAAAGCTGCTGCAATCCGGCAAAATGTCACAAAACCAGCTGAACCAATTACAGGCGATGGCGAAACAGTTTCAGCAGTTTCTTCATTAAGTCGTAACCGTGGCCACGGTTCAAGCATAAAAATCATTCAAAACACACGAAAGGAGTACAAAAATGTCTCTTTCTTCCGATTCTGCGGTTCTGACCATGCCTGTTCAGCCCGCAAACACCAATGGCGGCAACGGCTTTGGCTTTGGCAATGATGGCGCATGGTGGATCATCATCCTGTTTCTGTTCGCCTTCTGCGGCGGCTGGGGAGGCAACTGGGGAGGCAATGGCAACACCGGTGCCGGTGTCGTTGACGGCTACGTCCTGACCTCCGATTTTGCCAACATCGAGCGCAAGATGGATGGTATCAACAACGGCATGTGTGATGGCTTCTACCAGCAGGCGCAGCTTGTCAACGGCGTGCAGCAGACCGTGAACAACGGCTTTATGTCCGCAGAGATCAGCCGCGCAAACCAGCAGGCGGCGTTCATGCAGCAGCTGTTTGCCATGCAGATGCAGCAGCAGGAGTGCTGCTGCGAGAACCGCTCTGCCATTCAGGGCGTCAACTACAATTTGGCCACCCAGTCCTGCGAGACCCGGAACACGGTGCAGAACACCACCCGGGACATCATCGACAACCAGAACCAGAACGCCCGCGCCATCCTTGACGCCCTGACCGCACAGCGCATCGAGGCAAAGGACGCAAAGATCGCTGAGCAGGGTCAGCAGCTGTTCGCAGCACAGCTTGCGGCATCTCAGGCAGCCCAGAACGAAACGCTCAAGGCCTACATGAGCGGTCAGCTGGCCTACTACAACCCTCGTCCCGTTCCTGCCTTCCCGGTTCCTGCGCCGTACCAGTACGGTAACTGTGGCACCGGTTGCGGCTGCGGCAGCTGCGCATAACCAAATCACGGCAACTGACTACAAATTGTAGTCTGTTCAGCCCCTGAGCTGATTTTGCAAACCAGAGCGCCGGGGCAGTAGTCTCGGCGTTTTTATTATGAAAGGAGCCGATAAAATGGCTGAATTTACGAATTCCAATACCGTGACGGTAGCGGCTGGGCAGGATCTCCCGTTGACGGAGACTGCGGCGAAAGCGCCTGCGTGCATTGTGCACCGTGCTGGCAGCGGCCTTGTGACGCTGCGCGGCCTGACAAGCGGACAGTGCCGGGCCCGTTTCAAGGTGAGCTTTGGCGGCAATATCGCCATTCCCACAGGCGGCACTGTGGGACCCATTTCCGTGGCGCTGGCTGTCGGCGGTGAGGCGCTCAATAGCGCAACCGCCATTGTCACACCTGCTGCAGTCGAAAACTACTTCAACGTTTCTGTTGCTGCGTTCATCGAGGTGCCGCGCGGCTGCTGCTTGACCGTGGCGGTTAAAAACACCAGCACGCAGGCGGTCAGCATTGCAAACAGCAACTTGATCGTTGAGCGGGTAGCATAAGAAAGGAGATAAAGTCATGCTGGATAAACTGAATCATCTGAAGGATGAGATGTGCGACGAGCTCATGGAGCTGACCGACAAAAAAAACCGATCTCCGGGTGATATCGAGATGATCGGCGAGATCGTGGATATCATTCTGGACATCCACCGCATCGAGGACTACTGCGAGGGCGGCGAGTACAGCCGAACAGGCGAGTGGGAAGCTGACATGCGCGGGACTTTCGGCCACGATGCCGGAAACGGTTACAACCGGGGCAACAGCTATGCCAACCGAGGCCGTCACTATGTGCGCGGGCACTACTCCCGCACGGATGGCCGTGAGCGTATGATCTCTGACATCGAGGACATGATGCAGGAAGCCACCGGTTCAGAGCGTGATGCCTACAAGCGGGCCGCTGACATCTTGCGGAATGCATAAGAGAGGGGGCGGCAGGCATGGACATCGATGAGATCAACACCCATATTCACAAGCTGAAATGCGGTTCAACGGACTGGCAGAGCGTGGAAAAGCTTGCCGCCCTCTGCACTGTGCGGGACGAGCTGGAAGAAAAGCAGGCACCTGAAACGCAGATCCAGGCACTGCCGCCCGCGACTTATGCGGCGGCGTACTCCACGGCAGCGGAACCGCAAAGCGACTTTGTGGTGGCTGCCAGCTCTGTTCCTTTTGGCGGTCTGATGCAGGTGCTTGACGAGCACATGAAGGCAATAAAGCTGGTGTACCCAAAAGAGTATGAGCTTGTAATGCGAAAGATAAGCGACTTGTAAAAAGGCATAGAATGTGCTATTTTTACATAAGCTTCAGCGTTTTGGCACGGGATGCATAATCTAACAGAAAACTAACAAGTTGATAATTGTTCACGTTAAAACGCTAAATAAATTTGATTTGTAATCAGTGGGTTGCAGGTTCAACTCCTGTCACCAGCTCCAAAAATAAG